TAGTTTCTTGACAGCCTGACCAGCAGACAATCTACCTCCTTTTTTTGCTTTTGATTTCTTTTCAGGTTTCTTTTCAGGTTTCTTTTCCTTCTTTTCCTTCTTTTCCTTCTTTTCCTTCTTTTCCTTCTTTTCCTTCTTTTCCTTCTTTTCCTTCTTTTCCTTCTTTTCCTTCTTTTCAGGCTTTACAGAACCTCCTTTGACCTTTTCCTTTTTCACATAAGTTTTCTTTGCCTCTTGTAAGACATGTTTATAAGACATCCCAGGGTTTTCTTCTCTAAAATTTTGGACGTGTAATAGCCAGGGGTTGACTTTTTTCGTTACGGTTTTTGATTCCATTGTTTTTATTGTATACAAGAAAAAATATTCAGTTTTGTTTCAAAATTTTGATTATTCCAGTTTACTACTGCTTCATGTGTTTCTGTACAAAAATCACAATTACATATACTTCTAGTAAAAACATCTTCATCTTTGTCAGGTATAATTTCTAATTTTCTTTTCTTTCTTGGTTGCTCCATTTTATTATAATAAATAAAAAACTTTATTATAATAAAAAAGATAATGTCATATTTATATTGGTTACTTGGTTTAGAAGAAGAAGAAAAAGATGATATTAAGGATCGTCAAAAACATCTCAAATACCTTTGCTGTAAAAATATAGAACAGAACAATATCCCAGTATTAAGGAGTAAATTGTCTAGTTTCATTAATGAACCTCAAAAAAAAACAAAATACTAAATAAAATAATTATAAATATTCTTTTAAAAATATTTTTTTATTAACTGATCTTTTTTGAAAATACCTTCGGTTGTTACTTTAATATCTCTAAGACTTGGACAGGGAGGTTTGAAAGTATGAGTAAAATATATTATTGTGTATCTTGTTCCTGTAAATGGCTCTACCCAATGGCCTAATCTACCATCAAATTTTAGCCATTTATTTTTGATATCATATTGTTTTCCCTCAATTACTAAATTACCACCTGTGTAATCACCTAAACCAATTATGTAAGAATATCCAACATTATTTTTATCAATATGTGGAGGTGATTGAATATTTTTATTGATTTGTATTGTTGTGTAGTTAAAATCTGGATCATGTTGTTTTATAAAATCTCTTAAAAGATCATAAAGATCTGGAAATCTTTTATTAAATCTTGAATCACCTCTTGTTTTGTAATTTAATATTTTTTGTCCTCGTAAATTTACCTCTCCTAATACGAAAGCTTCTGTTGCTTTGTTAGAAATATTTTTTCTACTAGTAGTTTTAGGAAATTTGATATTTTCCAAATCTTGTAAAGCCTGATCATACATATTTATAAAAATAATATATTTTCTTTTATAAAATAAAGAAATGTCATTAAATAAATTTACAGATCCGGAATATAATGTTCCAAAGCCTTGGTGCAATATTAGATGTAATCAACTTTCGTTTGGTGATAGTAACGGAAAATTACGTACTCAAGCATACGCACCTTCTGTTACAGCCGATTGGGGTACGATTATAAGTTCAAGTCCATTTTTCTATACGTGCGACCATACAAGTCTCCGTATTAAAGGGCATATTAACTTTGAAACATCTGCTACACCAGCCCAAAATTATTTTAATCTAGAAGTAAAAATGCCAGGCGAATTAGTGTCGAGATTTGGCACAGGTAGTGCTACAGAATGTCATGGATATGTTGTAGAACACCCCATCAACAATAATATTAATCATGCATTGGCTAGTTCATCTGCTTTAAATGCAACAAATGACGGAGCAAACATAAAATTTTTCTTTCTAAATTCAAATGTCACCCAACAATTTCCTACACGAATCTACTTAGATCTCTGTTTCTTCAAGCCATAATATCATTATTCTAATGTAAATAATATTTTAGAATATTATTTAAATAAATTGATTGTAATAAAAAAACTGATGACACAAAATAATGAACAGATAAAAATCGCACAAGAATTACAAGATTACCTAGATGAACATAAACAGGAAATAAGTGATGAGATTTATAAAAATATTTCAGGTATGAATTTGAGACAGTTTGTTGTAAATAATAATAACTTCTATAAAGTAACATATATAACTCATAATGTAAGAAAATATGATCAAAAATATGTTAGAATAGAGCCAGAAAAAAAATGTACATATGTAAAAATTCCAGAAGAAGTGTATGTAAAATTAAAAGAACATTTGGATAAAGGGCATACATGTATCGATTGTAATCTACAGTTTGATATAATCAAAAAGCAAATTAATATATCTGATAATTATGTTACTTTTGAAGGAAATAGTAGATGCGAAGATGATGATTGCGAATTTTATTCGGAGTATTTCAGAGAAGTAAAATTATATAATCCAATAATTATTTTGGGGATTGAAAAAGATTAATTAAATACGATCTAAAGAGAAGAATAATAATAATAAAATGATGATAACTGAGGAAAAGTGTGAAACAAAATGCAGTCGTTGTAGAACTTACAGATTTCCAAGTCAGTTTTTTAATGATAAAGGTAGAACGATGAAAACTTGTCAAGTTTGTCGTGATAAGGAAAAAATAACTAGAGAAAAAAATAAATGTGAGCACGGTAGACAAAAAAGTTATTGTAAAGATTGTGGCGGAACATCTATATGCGAACATGGTAAACAACGAAGTCAATGTAAAGATTGTGGAGGATCATCTATATGCGAACACGGTAAAAGACGAAGTCAATGTAAAGATTGTGGAGGAACATCTATATGCGAACACGGTAGGCAAAAAAATCGTTGTAAAGATTGTGGAGGAACATCTATATGCGAACACGGTAAAAGACGATGTCGTTGTAAAGATTGTGGCGGAACATCTATATGCGAACACGGTAAAAGACGAAGTCAATGTAAAGAATGCGGAGGATCATCTATATGCGAACACGGTAAACAACGAAGTCGTTGTAAAGATTGTGGCGGAACATCTATATGTCAACACGGTAAAATACGAAGTACTTGTAGAGATTGTATGGATGACGAGCAAAAAATTGAATTTATTAAAAAAAATATGATCAGTAGTTCTCGTCAAAGTGATAAGAAATATAATAGGTATGACGCTAATAATTTTATAGACCATTGTTTTTTAACAGGATTATTTGAGGATTCTACTAATTGTTATTATTGTTCTGTTGAGTTTACATACAATGAACGATGTGATACTTTAGTAACTATAGAGCGATTGAATAATTCCATAGGGCATATAAAATCCAATTGTGTACTCGCTTGTTGGCATTGTAATGCTAGACACAAGGATTAGTTTGGTTTATTAGGATCAAAAGCCCCGGCGATCAGTGATAAAAATCGTCTGTAAGTTTTGTTTTTTTGGTATGCATTTTATAATAATACAATATTATAAAATTCTATGAACTTATATATTGAGTTCATTTAGAGCATCATCAACAGAATCGTCGATGGCATGTTTTAATCTCTGTCCAACTCTTTTTCTGAAGAGCATTTTGATAGTGAGGTCTTCACCGTCGATTAAATAGAGATTGAATTTATTACCTTCCTTGTCTTGATAAAATATCTGAATATCAATTCTGTATAAGGCATCATCAGAACTAAGATTAATCCATCGTAAAGGACCAACTGGATAAAAAATCAAAGGTTCTCTACTATATCTCTGATCACCAGGTAAGTCAAAATCAGTTAATAAGGCTGATGATTTATTCGTTTGCGCACCGTCTAGTTCTCGTACGACAGGAATGCTAGATGTTTCAAATCGTATTTTAGCTGCTGTATTCCACGTGAATGTAGTGGGGAATTCTTGTCCCATTAGATATGATGGTTGTCCATTAAGAGTACTTCCGTTTAACGAACCACGATCCGCTATTACGATTTTATACACTTGTTGAGAAGGAGGCTCTTCGTTGAAAAAGTTTTGAAAAGAATATAATAAAGTATTTAATGGATTATTGAAATATATTTCAATGTTATCTACTAAATAGTTTTGTTGTACATTCATAGTAATCAGATCTGTGACAACATCATAATACATAATTGGTTCAAAATCTGATGCTATGCCAGGATTTGCTGTTTTCAAGGCAAGAAATGAAGATTTGAAAGCATTATTGATGCTATCTATGAAAGATTGCTGTTCAAATACTGCTTCAACATTTGTAGTTGTATTAGGAATAAATTGTAGATATTGAAGATAATCTACATTGTTGTATCTCAAAGTTAATGACCAAAAGTTAGTTTTCCAATAAAACATAGGTATTTGTGTTGTCGGTACGGAAAATCTAACAATAGCAAGTTCATAATCGGATGCTTTTTGTAAAATTGGTACAACACGATTTTGGTCATAAACAGCAAGATTTTGACCATCTCCTCTATCAGAAGAGATCCTTGCATTATAGTATATTTGGATTTGATCATCGACCATTGTAGAATATGGTTGATTTTTATTATTTATGTTCACGGTTGACATTATTTTATTATTTAACAAGAAATAAAAATCTTATTAATCTTTATCTAAATTAAGTTCGCTGAGAGTATTTTCTATTCTCCGTCTAAAAACCATCTTAATAGAAATAGGATTATTATTGTCTGCAATAAGTGGATATAAATTACCAAAAGTATCAATCCAAGAAACCTTAATATCTATTCTTCTAAGCTCTTCGTTAGAAGTCAAAGTAGTCCATCTATGAGTACTTAATGGAATATATTGGATTGCAGATCTATCTTGAACACTGTCTCTAGGTAGTATAAAATCAGTGATTGTCTGTCTTGTAATATTGACAGATTCTTCTGTACCAAGAAATTCAGGATAGATAGGGATACTATTAGTCTCAAAAACAATAGCGGTAGCTTCAGATAATGAACCAATAGTAGGATAATTTTGTTGTGTTTTAAAGTTGTATCCGCCTAGTGTTGTGCTATTATTTCCATTATCCTTTAATTTTAGAATAAATTCTATTTGATTAGGAACACCAGTAGGCTGATCAAATACTTGATAAGAACAGAATAAATAGAACAAAGCAGAGTTAAAAATTACTTTTGTCGTAGAATATGAATAACCAGTCTGCCAATAAAGTGGAAATAAAGAAGTTTTCGCTTCATAATCCATATATACAGGTTTTGTTGGAATAAAAGTAGGCTCTGCTATTTTCATCTGATTATGTAAAGATGTTAAAGTAGTATTAATACCAGAAGTAATTTCATTATAATGCCAGATACTATAATATGGAGGATATATGGGTTTTAATCCACCTACTGAAGCTGGTATTGGGAAAGTAACGAATTCATCAATTCTCGTTCCGTTAAATTCTAGAGAAATCTTAAATTCGTTTGGTTTTATAAACCTAATGGGGATTGCGATAGAAGGAACTTCAAATCTTTCTACTGACATTTCCCATTGATTAGGGTGTTTTAAAATTGGTTGTACACGATTTTCGTCAAAATTAAAAGTTGTTTGACCTTCAAAATTTGAATCAATATTGAAGTAAATGTAATCGGTATTATCTTCGTTCATATTTATAATTAGTCAAGATTTTATTAGAACGATTGGATAAATTTTTCATATCTTTTTTCAACGAGATCAATTCGTTTCTCAAGCATATCGTATTGATCTTCAGATAGATCTAATCCTTTTGGTAATTTAGTAACTATTTTCTTTAAGGATGCTTTAAAAGTAGTAAATTCATCCTCGTATGAATTTTCAAGTTCATCAAGTTCTTCATCTAGCAGATCCAATCCTTTATTTTCTTGAATAATTCTTTTTACAATTTCTTCAAAAACTTTAAGATTTTCTCTTGCTTTCATATAAGTTTCTTTGACAATTTTCTTTTGTTCTTTTGTAAGAATAGGTTTTTTGGTATCATCTTTAACATCATCATCTTTAACATCGTCTTTAACATCATCATCTTTAACATCATCGTCTTTAACATCATCTTTAACATCATCTTTAACATCATCTTTAACATCATCTTTAACATCATCTTTAACATCGTTTTTGACATCATATTCTTGTTTGACATCATCTTTAACATCGTCATCATCTGAAGATTCAGGATTTTGTAATTTTAGAGGATCATCGTTGATTTCACCTAATTGTTTTCTTAATTGATCTATTTCTTCTTGCAAATTTAGTATAGACATTTATTTTACACAAGATATTTTTTGTTTTAGATATTTTCTGTTTTCGTGAATAAAAAAAAAGAAAAATATTTTCTTGATTATAAAAAAATAGACAATGGAAAAAGAAAAGAAAACAAATCCTTGGTTAGAACATGTAAAAAAATTTAGAGAAAAACATCCGAAACTTTCTTACAAAGAGGTACTACAAGAGGCTAAAAAAACTTATACTAAAGTTAAACCAAAAGCAAAAGCAAAAAAAGAAGCTAAACCAAAGAAGGAAAAGAAAGCTAAAAAATCTACTACTAAAGGAGGAGCTGTAGATAGATCAGCAGGTATGAAAAAATTGATTAAAGAGATTAAACCGTTTGTAGAACCACAAGTTTAGATGTGAATGAATTCATAAATAAAATTTTTCTTGTTAATAATAAAATGAAATACACAGTATCACAAATAAATAAAATGAAAGTTGTAGATCTTCGTCGGCTTGTAGTTGATGAAAGCATATTTAAAGGTGGATTATCGTCTCTAAAAAAGTCTGATATACTTGATAAAATATACCAATCTCAATGGTGGAATGAACAACAAAATAATAATCAGGTATTAAAAACAGAAAAAGAAAAAATACAAGAAAAATTACAAGAATTAGAGAAAAAATTACAAGAAGAAAAAGAAAAAGAAGAAGAAAAAGAAAAAGAAAAAGAAAAGGAAGAAAAAGAAAAAGAAAAGGAAGAAAAAGAAAAAGAAAAGGAAAAAGAAAAAGAAAAAGAAAAACCAATAGAACAACCAGTAGCAGTAGAAGAACCAATAGCAGTAGAAGAACCAGTAGCAGTAGAAGAACCAGTACCAGTAGAAGAACCAGTACCAGTAGAAGAACAAAAAAAAGAAATAAATATTGAATTAATAGTTCAACAAGCCTTACAGCAACAAAAAGAAGATTTATTAAAAAGATTATTCGGTTAGATTTTTAAAATGATATTTATAGAAAAATCTATAAATAATAGGAATTACAACTTAATTATAAATGGTGAAACGTTTAAATTACAATTTTGTTAAATCTAAGTTTGAAGAACAAGGATATCAATTATTGAGTGAAAAGTATGTAGATAACAGAACAAAACTAGAATATATCTGTCCATTTGGACATAATGGTTCTATATGTTATAATAATTTTCGAGATGGACAAGGTTGTAAAAAATGTTATAATGAAAACCTAAGGCATAATTTTGATTTTGTCAAAAAAGAGTTTGAAGAACGAGGATATAAATTATTGAGTAAATGTTATGTAGGTTCACAAGAAAAACTAGAATATATATGTCCATTTGGTCATAATGGTTCTATATGTTATGATAATTTTAGAAGTGGGCAAGGTTGTAAAAAATGTTTTTGTATAAAACAAAGTGAAAATAGAAGGCATAATTTTGATTTTGTCAAAAAAGAGTTTGAAAAAAGAAAATATACATTATTGAGTAAATGTTATGTAGGTGCACACGACAATCTAGAATATATCTGTCCATTTGGTCATAATGGTTCTATAAGTTTTAGTAGTTTTCAAAAAGGACAAGGTTGCCCTATATGTTCTCAAAGCAGATCTGAAAAAATGACAAGAGAAATATTTGAAGATATTATGGGGTTACCATTTCCATCTGGTAGGTATGATTTCCTAAAGAATGATAAAACAGGGCATAATCTAGAATTGGATGGCTATAATAAAGATTTGAAACTAGCCTTTGAGTATCAAGGCAGACAGCATTATGAATACCACTCACATTTTCATAGAACAGAAGAAGATTTTAAGAAACAGCAAGAAAGAGATATATTAAAGTATAAAAAATGTGTTAAAATGGGAATAACATTGATTCTAATACCATATAAATTTAATTGTTATGATCCTGAAAAATTGAGATTATATATTACGGAGCAGTTAATAACACACGAATTTATGTTTTTTGTATAATAATATTTTATAATTTTGTAATTATAAAATAATTTTCTAATCATCACACAACTTTGGAAAATAACAGCCTTTTTCGTGAATAACAAATTGTGGGTAGGCTCTATAAATAGTACACCATCTAGAAGGTAAATTTATAAATCTTTTTATTTCATTTCTTTCTAAACCACATTGCTTATTCAGGAAGGTTTTAATTTGAAAAACTCCGCTTCCAGATTTTGGAAAAACAGTGACACTTGTGCTTTCATTGAGTAATCTTCTTGTGTCAGAAAAGTTGCTAATCAGATGACTAATCCAAATCATCCTTACATTATAATGGCGACCAGTCTCGAGGATACTATCTCGTAGCCAAGTAATATATTTTCTCATTCTAGGACATTTTAGACTTTCACAATCATCGAATATAACACAGCAGTCTTGTAATTCTTCTACAGTCATTGGATTGTTTATTAGATGTTCATCCAGATCTACTCTTTCCAAAGGTAGAAAATCTAGTGCTTTATCTTCTGGTATTGGCGAAAAACAATAAATTGGCATATCTCTATTCATTTTATGTAGTTGTTTCAACCATTTTCCACTATATACAGATTTTCCAGAACCAGAAGGAGCGGAAACGTAAACTTTTTCTACCAAATTTTTATTTGGTAGAGGTTGCATCACAGCTCCATCATCCAATTGAATTTCGTTATAACCATTTTTAACTGGTTCTTTCCCATCAGATAAATAAACAAATTCCTTGTCTCTTTTTCCCCCTTTTATTTGGGCAATTTTTTGTCCTATCTTATCAAAATTAAACATAATGTCTTTTTATAATATGTTCATATAATATTTTTATACTCTAATCAATTGTGGTTCAATAATGGGACGTAACTGTTGGATACGAGATGTTTGTTGTGCTAGTTGTTGAGTAGCAAGGTACATATTTTTTATTTGTTCTTCCTGTCTATTAATAGCACCTGCTGATCGACCGGGTATGCTTCGTGGTGCTAGAGGGTTTGTAGCAGGTATCATTCTTCTGGGTTTGGATGATTCAACATCTTGAATATAATTTCTTCTCTGATTATCAGAAGCACTGGCTGGCACTTTGATATCTACTGGACGAGATGGTGTTAAACGAATAGCACCAACACTGTTACCTCTCTGAAAATTTGACATAGGTCTTGATTTTAATGCTTTTTCCATTCTTTCTAGACCAGTAGGGTGGAAACCTATATCACCATTTTTTAGGGCGATATTCTGTACAGATTGGATTTGGTAATTTTGCAATCTAATTGCTTTTGGATTTACAATAGCTGAATAAGTACTCATCTTTTATTATTACAGAAGATAAAATATTGTTTATAATAAAAATATGAAAAATACTATAATACAGACAATTAAGAATGCTGAAAGAGTGGAATTGACAGGTAAAAATATTGGGGCTATACTAGGAGAAAACGATCCAAATATTCTTGTCTACTCTGATCTTTTTGATTACAAAAGTATTGATCAAGTGTTAGGTCAAAAAGGTTATGTTGTTTTGTTATACCAAATAAAAAATGTTCACGATGGGCATTGGGTGTGTTTGTTTAAACAACGAGACTATTTGGTATTTTTTGATTCATATGGTTTAGCACCAGATGACGAAGTAAAATTCATACCTGAATTCCAGTCTCTAGATAATCGTGGAGAACCAGTACCACATCTTACAAAACTGTTGGATGAATCAGGATATAGAGTATTACATAATAAACACCAGTATCAATCAGATAAAAAAGATAAAAATACATGTGGTAGGCATACATGTGTTAGGTTAAAATTCCGTGATTTGACACCAGAACATTATCATCAATTGATGGCTATTAAAGATACAGATTTCTATGTATCATCTCTAACATTATTATATTCTTTGTAAAATAAAATCTAGATATAGAATAAATGTCTTTGAATAAACTTACAAATTCTTCTGATTACTTACAGAAGCAGTTTCTAAACCTTGGTTGTAATGACATAAAGTGTAGTTCAGCTCAAGTTGCTGGTAAAGATATTGTTACAACAGCAGGTAATAAAAATCTTGATGTTACTTTAAGCACCACACAAACGACTTTTACACAAGATCAAGAACTTGTAACAAAGAAATATGTGGATGACAGCGGAGGAGGAGTGCCTCCTAATGTACTAACGACAGCCGGTGGACAAAATACTGTTTTAACCAATACTACAACTCAAACTGTTTTTACACAGCCTCAAGAATTGATTACAAAAAAGTATGTTGATGACCAAAAACCAACATATACAAATTTTCTAAAGTCTTTTACAGGAGAATTTTATAATGATGGTATTGTTGTGCTTGAATGGGATGGTTTTGATGAAATTTTAATAAGATTGGTCACTGCGAAAAGTAATGTATATGCTACTGGGTTGGTAAATTATGCTGGGTCATACCCCTCTGGGCAACATATGATATTGAGTACAGTAAATAATGATTTCTACCAAAATTCGTCAGTTGGACAAATAGATTTTACAATCTCGTGTGATGATGATCAATTATTTCCATTTTATAAGATTAGATTCCACATTTCTGGAAATAATACTTTGTATTATTGTTATGCTATTGTAGAAAAATTTACATAATATTTTATAAAATTTTTATTCTCTTGAATAGAATAAAAAACATATAATGAGTTTAAACAAATTAACAACATCATCAGATTATTTGAATAAACAATATTTAAATCTTGGATGTAATGATATTAAATGCAGTACTTTAGAAGTAAAAGGAGATGCAGTTGTGGGTAATGGCTATGGTACATATGTACCAACAATAACTGTAGATGATGGTAGTACAATTCAAAATCCAATTAGTTATTATACTAAAACAGGTAATTCTGTTGGAACAGTTTTAGATATTGCTATACATTGTCAAATGACTGTATCAACATCAACAGCAAGTTATAGATTAACTTGTAATTTACCAGAGAATTATAATTTTGTTGTAGCACAAACAGTCACATCGGTGGGAAGAATACATAATAAAGGTGGTGCTTATAGTAATTATACACCAATAACAACAACTACAACCGGGTCAGGTGGTACTACTTTTCAGGTAGAATATAATTCTGATACAGCTACATTTCTGCCTGTAGCATCAGGAAATAATTATGTTAACTTACAGGTTAAACTTCTTGTCAAGAAATAAGTTCATAAAAATTTTTATTCTCTTGAATAGAATAAAAACATAAGATGTCATTGAATAAATTTACAGATAATAAAATCAAAACTTGGTTAAAAATACATGCATCTGAGATAATTTGTCCGCAAGGTATTAAAAAAAGTGAACAACAAACTCATACTTTTGAACCACCGACAACTCAGGATGCTAATAATGACGGACATTTTTTGTCCTATAATCATACAAACAAGCAAACAGAATGGAAACCAGTCAGTGGAGCAGATAGTTTGACTTTTATAAGTACTTGGGATGCAGATACTAATACTCCTTTATTACAGAATGGTGTGGGACAGAAAAATAATTACTATGTTGTACAAAATAGTATAAATCCTACATCTACTACAACAACAATAGATGGTATATCATCTTTTTCAAACAATGATTGGATAATTTTTAATGGAACTGTATGGAACAAGATAGATAATCAGAATAATGTTAAAAGTGTCAATGGAAAAGTTGGTACTGTTGTTTTATCTCATAATGATCTAATAGACAACGGTACTCTTACACACAATCAAATAGAAACAAAACTAACTTCTATTGATGCTAAAGATACACAACAAGATACAAAAATCGCAACTTTAGAAACTGAAAATACAACTCAAAATAATCGTTTAACAACTCTGGAATCAAAAGATGTTACACAAGATAACAGGATAACAACATCAGAAGGTAAAATTTCAGCTTTGGAAATATCTGATTTTACAAATAGTAGTAATATTTCTACTCTTCAAACAGCTATAGGTATAGTGCCTACTACATCAGATTTAACTTTACGTTCATCCACATATCAAGGGACACAAGATGCTATTGTTACTTTATCTACAAATGGAGATGTACAAAAGACAACATCGACATGTGATTCATCTGGAAATCTTACGGCTATAAAATTTAGATCGAACCAGTATTACGATAACACTGGTAATAGTGGTTTCTTTATGGGGTCTGGAGTGAATGGGTCGATCCAAATTAACAAAACACCATATCAAGGAACAGCAGATGCTATTATGTCTTTATCAGCTAACGGAACAATTCAAAAATCAGGAGCTATAGTAGATGCTTCTTCAAATATAACAACTTTAGGGTATGTTCAAGCACCTTTTTTAAGCGCTACTACAGCCGTCACAACTGATTTAATTTCTAATCAAGATGCTACACCAACACCAGCTATAGGTATAGCCCCTACTACATCAGATTTAACTTTACGTTCATCCACATATCAAGGGACACAAGATGCTATTGTTACTTTATCAACAACTGGAGACATTCAAAAGACAACATCAACGTGTGATGCATCTGGAAATCTCACGGCTATTAAATTTAGATCAAATCAATATTTTGATAACACTGGTAATAGTGGTTTCTTTATGGGGTCTGGAGCGAATGGAACGATACAGATAAATAAAACACCATATCAAGGAACAGCAGATGCTATAATGAGTTTATCAGCTAATGGAACTATACAAAAATCAGGGGCTGTATGTGATGGTTCAGGTGTTATAACAAACTCAGGTTTGATACCATCATCGGCTACTGTTGATATAGGTGATACAAATAATAGATTTCGTGATATTTATTATTCTGGTGAATTAAAAGGACCAACAGGACCAACAACAGCCCCTACCGAATTTGGTTATGATTTAACTTTTACTAATTTATTAGGAACAGGTGCTTTACGAGATGAATGGTTATCAACTCCAACATCATCAAAAGTTTTTATAAATAAAATATCAACAGAAACAGTTGCAGATTTATTCATTACATACACGAGAAGTAATCCTAGTCTAACAGAAATAAAATTAGATGGAACGACGACTGGGACAACAACAACACAAAAATATGTCGATTTTAGAGACTCAGGAGGCTTACCTAATAATTATCAACCAAATGAATTATATAACATAACATTTGATGCTGGAGTTGGTAATACATGGGATATGAAAACAATAACCTGTGATTTCGAACACTCGGGAAGTGGTATTATGTATGATAGACTAGGATTACAACAGTCAAATGATGGGGTTACATATACAAATGTATCATTATCTAATTTTTATCAGTCTGCAACATCAACTCCTCCATGGTCTACAACAAGAACATCGACTACAGATGGTTATATATTTCCTGTCAACCAAACAAATATAGCTAATGTAACATATAATATTAATTCTCGTTTTGTTAAATTTTATTTCACATCGGATGGTAGTAGTCAACGGGTTGGATGGGATGTTAGAATGACTGCTAGTGATGCTTTTCATGGTTCTTTATTAATCAAGGATGTAAACACGTATGCGAATACAAAGTATGTTATTAAAGGTGGGGCGATAGCTCAAAATAATGGAAATGATTTAGAAATAAAATATGAATCTACAACTACATCACCATTAGATTTAAATTTTAGTGGATCTATACCATTAGTTAATTTTACTCTTCCGTCTGTTGGTTGGACTGAAACATCGAGAAATAACTCTCAATTATCTTTATCAGGTGATTTAAGTGTGAGTTCGTTATTGGTTAATGGACAGCCTGTGTCAGGTAATATTGCTGGTATAACTAGTCAAGATAATGGCGGGGGAGATATAGAAATAACCTTTAGTGGAACTGATTATAAACAAGTAGGATATTTAACAACAGACGTAAACGGGAGAATACAAGTTACACCAACACCTATAGCGACTAATATTGAATGGACAAATATAGTTAACTATTGGGTGGCACAAAGTGGAAACACATCAGCTAATGTAAGTGCTATTTTACTAAAAAATGGAGTTCTACCAGGGACATGGACTCAAAACGATACAATTTACATAAGATACGCAGTAGGGGCTACTATTAATTTAGTCAGTGTTGATTCTTGGTCCCCATATAATCAGACTATTGTTAATCAAATTAATGTACGGGATGCTAAAAGGATATATCCAACCGATCCAGGATGGACGACAGATGCAGAATTAATAGCAGGACGTATGGCTGATGAGTTCTCATGGTTTCAGGATTTTGCCGCTGTTGATCAGATATGGGTTGCTGATCCTAATAATTGGAATGAGAACTTACCATTTTGGGCTGTATGGAGATATAGTACAGTTACTAGGACTAGTCAAAATACCTTCTTAGGATCATTTACTGGTTTTACTTATAGTGGTGATATACCACCGATACCAGCCGGTTATACAAGGATTTTATAAAAATCTAATTATTTTTCAATTGTTTATCTATATTATAAGATTATGAAAGAAGTTCGAGTCCATATACCAAGTGATGATATAGAAGATGATGATGCTCTTAAGAAAAGGATTAAAACAGGTATTATAAATATTTTAAACCATTGTGGTTTAAAATCTATCTTGATACGACATTCCCATTATCGCATTCTGCCAATCTTGATTTGCTATTAATCTTGCTCTTAAATAACTGTGCTGACTGTCAGTATAATCAAATAACATAATATTAAGATTGGTAAGTACTTCTATGGTATAGTAGCAGGGTATATTTCTTGACAATGTTACACAATTTTGTCTAATACCCTCATATATAATTTTATATGCTTCTTTCAAATTTTCATAATACATCTCTAAAATTACAAATAAAATAAAAAAATAAAAAAATAATGTTTGTTTTTATGATAAAAATAAAAAAAAAATTTTCTCTTGTTTAGTAATAAATAAATATGTCTATAGAAACTATTAAAGTTATGGAACCACGAGTGGCAGTAAAGCCTGATGTGGAAAAAAATCATGTTGTATTAATGGGTGGTCAAAGAGTGACAGAACAAGTAGCTCCTGCCGATTCGTGGGGGTCTGCTGGTCAAAAACCAGTCCAAGCTCTTTGGACTATCAACCCCCCTTCTACTCAAACTATTATTGACAGACGCATGAAAGTTAGATGCTATTGGGAAGTAAAAACTGACCAAGATCTTCAGATTGGTACGAATGATGCTTTGAGAGCATTTCCTAATGCATCTCTTTCTGATGTCCTTACCGTTCAGATTAATGGAGAAACTATTTCTGATAATGTGTCTGATAAAGTCCATGCTATGTTATGTTATGGTAATGATGCTCAATCTCGTCTTAGTGAAGTCTCTATGTCACCTTCTATGCCTGATGGATACCAAAGATATTCTGACTGGGCTTTATACGGATCGGGTAAAAATGCCTTATCACAGTATGGTGAAACCGGTCTTGATCAAGGCAGAGGAGGTTTTCCTATTGATGTCGTAGATAGCAAAACCTTCAGAGTTGCTACAACTGAACCTCTATTTTTGTCTCCTTTTCTTACTGGATTTGAACACCAAGACGAGGGTTTTGTAAATGTTAACCAAATGAATGTCTCTATTAGATGGAAATCTGATTTGTCACAAATCTTATCACATTCTTCTCTTGGCAATGCTATCACTTCAGTTACTGTTACTATGTATCAAGCACCTGAAATCTTGACCACTTTCATCACTCCTGATTTGACTGAACCAATTCCTCAATTACAAGTATTACCTTATTCTAAACCTCAAGAATACATTAAACAAGTATCTACTCTCGTTGCAGGAGCTTCAACTAAAGTCATTTCTGATAGTATCAAACTTAGTCAGATTCCTAGAAAAATGTATCTTTTCTGTCGTCATGCGAGATCCAGTGCTAACCAAAATACTGCGGATTCATTTCTTCGTATTGATAATCTTAGTGTTTTGTTTAATAATCAAAGTGGTCTGTTTTCAAGTGCTTCTGAACAAGATTTATATGCCATCTCAAAAAGTAATGGTTTAAATCTTTCTTACCCTCAATGGAGACAATATAGAGGAGGTGTATTCTGTGCTGAATTCGGAAAAGATGTTGGCTTGTTGGATTCTGAAGCCCCTGGGTGTGTTGGTCAGTATACCATCCAAATCCAAATGGATGTCACAAATGTTTCTGGTGATAATTTTACACCTGAATTCTACACGATTTTCCAGAATGAGGGAACATTCTCTATTTCAGAGCAATTCGCTAGAGCTAGTTTGGGTAATTTGACACCTCAAGCAGTACTCCAAGCCAAACAATCTGAAGAATTGTCGCATATGCATTATCAAGATATACAAGGATCTGGCTTCTTCTCATCTTTGAAAAGTGTAGTGAACAAAATTGCTAGAGGAGTACAAAGTGTTTTACCTATTGCATCGAAGGTAGTTGGAGCAATTGCACCAGAATTTAGCCCAGCATTGGCTGGAGTTGGAGTTGCAGCTAATGCAGCTAGAGCTTTGAGCGGAGGAACGCGTACTGGAGGACGACTTGCAAAACGGTTGTCTAGAAGATAAATAAAATACAAAAATAAAAAATAAAAATGAAATTCATATTTATAAGAAAAATTTTATAAATATAATAACTGAACTTAATTATAATGAACCAAACTTTAAATAACAATAAAAAGAAATTTGCTTGTGATCGTTGCGAATTTTCGTGTGATTATAAAAGTCGTTTTGATAGACATATAAAACAAGTCCATGATAAGATTAGAGACTTTGTTTGTAATATAGATGGATGTGAATCTGCTTTTTCTGATAAGAGTAATTTGAATATGCATATAAAAACAGTCCATAATAAGATTAGAGACTTTTTTTGTGATGTAGGTAATTGTGAAAAAGCTTTTTTTTCAAAAAGTGATTTGAAAAAACATAAATCATATATACACGATATCGGTGTAAAATGGTATTATTGTCCAGAAGAAAAATGTGATTATAAAAGTAAAGATAATAGTACTTTGAAAAGACACCAAAAACAATGTATGGGTGAAGGAATAGGTAGTAACGGTGAAAAATATGTGAAACAATGTTTATCTGATTTGGGGTTTCTTTTGGATGAAGATTATGTGTTTAATCAATCTTTTCAACCTCTATCAGATTATGCTGATAAAAATCTTCGCCCAGATTTTCGTTTTCTTTATCATAATATTATCATAGAATATGACGGAATACAACATTTCAGTCCAAGGGCATTTGGAAAAATGTCTCAAGAAAAAGCAGAAGAACGTTTCAAAGAAACTCAAGAAAATGATAAAATCAAGGATGACTTTTGTAGAGAAAATGGTTTCAAAATGATTCGTATTCCATATACAAAATTTGCTGAAACTTTGGCTAACCTTTCTGTAGAATTACACGATATTGTGGATTGGTACGGATAAATAAAAAAAAGATTATAGATTTATCTTAACTAAAAAATAAATCTTGTGTATAATAAATGACGATAGTAGAAAATATTAAAAAGTCTCGTCCTAAATTGTCAGAAAATAGTATTAAAACATATGTTAATGCTTTGAAAACAATAAAACGATGTCTTGGTCAAGATTCAAGTCTTGATAATACAAACTTTTTAAAAGATTTTGACAAAGTTAAAAATTGTATTGAAGAAAATTGGGATAAACTTACTTCACAGAAAAGTAAAATCACTGCTATTTTAGTAGCACTCAGTTCTGATCCTAAAGTAGATGAAGAACTACTCAATAAATATAAAAAATATGTAGATGGTATAGCAAAAGAATATAATAAATGGCTTGAAAAACAAGAAAAGAGTGATACACAAAAGAAAAACTGGATATCATATGCAGAAATCATTACTGTATCTAACGATCTTCTTAAAAAATACAATAAACTAAGAAAAATACCAGAAGAAAAATTAACAAATAATGATTTTAGGAATGTACAAAATTATGTAATGCTTCGCACACAATTGGAATATCCTATAAGAAACGATTTCGCAAATATGAAAATTGTTGATCCTAAAGAATATGAAAAAATACCTGAGAATATAAAAAGTAAAAATAATTATTTGGAAATAGTTAATAGACAAACAAAAAAGTTCCATATTAATAATTACAAAACTGTAAAAAGGATTGGTGCGAAATCTTATAATATACCAAAAAGTTTGAATACTATTCTCAATCAATGGTTAAAGTTTCAAAAGAGTGATTACTTGTTTGTTAAACCTAGTAATAGAAAAGTAGCATTGAACGAAAGCGATATTACAAAACAATTTTACCTTTTATTCAAAGAATATTTTCCAGATAAACTGATTAGTACTAGTCTGTTACGACATATCATTATCAGCTATGAAAAAGAAAATGATCCTACTCTCAAAGAGATTGAAGAAAAAAGGAAAAAAATAGAAGACAAGTATCTTCATAGTAATTCTTTAAATCAATTGTATGCCAAGCGGGACAAAGAAGATAAGAAATGATATTTAAAAAGGAACAATAAGTAATAAAAAGGAACAATAGCAAAATGGTAAATTATGAAAATTCAATAGTTTATAAACTATGCTGTAAAGATCCTGAAATAAAAGATATATATGTAGGTAGTACTACTAATTTTAGACGGAGAAAATGTAACCATAAATCAGTTTGTAATAATGAAAATAGTAAACTTTACAATTTATATGTATATCAGTTTATTAGAAAAAATGGTGGCTTTTCTAACTGGGATATGATTGAAATAGAAAAATATTTAGCATCAGATAAACAAGATTTATGCTCAAGAGAAAGATATTGGGTAGAAAAATTAAACTCCAAACTAAATATCATATCACCTACTGAAAATATAGAAAAAAGAAAGGAGAGAGAAAGTCAATATAATAAAAAATATTATCAAGAAAACAAAGATAAAATTAAAGAAAATACTAAAAAATATAAAGAAGAAAATAGAGAGATACTTTCAGAAAAAGGAAGAGAATATAGTAATAAACATAGAGAGAAAATTTCCAAAAATTCTAAAAAATATTATAAAGAAAATAAAGAAGTTCTGATAGACTATCAGAAAAATTATCGTAAAGAAAATAGAGAAAAAATAAGAGAGAAAAGGGCTGTCTATTATCAAAAAAATAAAGAGATCGGAAGAGCGT